GCGTTCGAATGAAAAAAGAGAAGTTATATTAACCCCCAATTCTTTTAATCTCGGTTCAATCTCATTTAGCCATTGCTCCTGCGTGCAAGGCATTGATAGTTTTTCTTTTGGTGTCATTTTGTTTGTTGTTTAAGTTATATAATTTGTTAATTGTTTTGTTGGTGCTTGTTAAATGTTTGCATAATTTTTTAGTAAAGTTTCATTCACTTTGTCCAGTTAATTCGTTAAAAAACAAGACATTACATCCTTTGTAAATATTGCAGGTGTTAAATCTTATGGATTCCACCTATAGATGTTTTCTATAACAGCTTAACCCAAATGGGGGTTTTAGCCCCCATCCAAGTTCCACGTACATTACAATCAAAAAAATTTAAGGCTTTATCATACTCTATCCCCTGACTCATCAAAATCTCAATGCATTTATCTACAGAATAAACTAATCGCATTTCCTCCTCCTCTATGCCAATAACCGCATTGTCAAAACCATCAGCCTTGACAAACTCTTCATTTGGATAGGTATGTATTATTTTATTAAGAACCTGCTTCATACGTCCTTGACATCGTAATGATAGCATTCGTACTTAGTATAGTTATTGCAACTGAGACTGCATTCTGTAGTGCGCTTCTCGTTACCTTTAATGGGTCAATAACACCCATCGAAATTAAATCTCCCATCTTACCATCTTTCAGGTTATAACCCCAACCCTCTTTTTTCTCACCGCTATAAATATCTTCAGAACTTAATCCTGCATTAGTTAATATTTGCTTTAGTGGTGACTCAATTGCAAGCTGAATAATTAAACTCGCAATCTTATATTCGTCAGATGCATCCTTTGCTACAAACTCTGAGCAGTTAATCTCGTACAACGCCTTACCTGCACCCGCTAATATCCCCTCTTCCAAGGCTGAACGTACCGCGCATACCGCGTCGTCTACTCTATCAAATAATTCCTTCTGCTCCAAGTCAGTGTTACCACCAACGTAGATTACACCAACACCCCCCGTAAGTGATGCAATTCTCTCTAAGATAAAGTCCTTGTCCGTCTTTCTCTTTGCCATTGCGTGAGCGTCCCACAATTGTGCTACACGCTCAGCAATTAATGTCTCGTCCGCCTTTGCAGTTGACTTAACAAGTACCGTGCTGTCTCTACCAACAATTACTCTACTTGCGTGACCTAAATCAGCAAAACTGATATGGGACAAATCATCTCCGGTTTTCTCGCTGAAGTACGTAGCTCCGACGCTAATAGCAATATCTTGCATCAGCTCGTGCTGCTTGTACCCAAAGTTCGGTGGTTGAATTGTACATATCTTTAAGTTGTTCTTCATTACGTTAGCCGCAATAGTGTTAACCACATTGGTAGAGCACGGTGCAATGATTAATAATTTTTTACCCTCAGATATAATTGGTTTTAATACGTTCTCAATCTGCAAGATGTTACTAATATCCACATCTGCTACCATTACCATCACGTCCTCGAATATACACTCGTCCTTCTTTTGGTTATTGATAAACAGCTGAGACGAGTAACCTCTCTCAATCTTTAATCCTTTAGTGGTTTCTGCGTAGGTGTCCGCAGTCTGCGACCTTTCGACGGTCACGATACCATTCTTACCCACCTCTTTATATACCTCAGAGATAATTTTACCTATCTCCTTGTCGTTGTTTGCCGATATAGTTGCCACATCGGACAACATTGCGTTACTTACCTTCTTACTTTTTTTGACCAACTTGTCCACCACCTTAGTGGTTATGTCCGATAGCGCTCTTAATACTTCTGTTCTGTTGTGCCCTTCTTTAATTGAATCAAGACCGCCTAATACCAAAGCCTCGGTTAGCACAATTGCAGTGGTCGTACCGTCACCGGCACTCGTAGCAGTTCTGTCTGCCGCCTCTTTCATAATCTTAACCGCAAGGTTTTCTACAGGGTCTAACAAGTCAATAGACTTAGCTACCGTTACCCCATCCTTTGTTACCGTAATACCGTGTGTGTGATTTGGTGATTCAATTAACACCGTGTTTCCACTTGGACCTAATGTGCTCTTGACAGCCTTCGCCATCAACTTAACACCATTAGCTAATTTTTCTCTACCCTGCTCGTCGAACTGTAAGTTCTTAGGAGAGTACCCTAAATTTTCTGTTTGCATTTAATTTGATTTAATGTTGTGTGTTTGCAAATATAACAAATATCGCTAATACAGAAAAAATATTTTACTTATTTTTGGATATGAATAATATCATTGCCACTTACCGCTATATACCTTATGGTACGAAAGTTAATGTAGTCGTTACCAATGACATCGCCTCGTCAATTTTACAATACGACTCAGACTACGACGAGTCGGTAGACTACAGCGGTTGGGTGGCATCCTTCGTAGAGGGTAAATTAAATACCTGCTATATTATCCTCAAGCAAGAGGCGACCATTAGCGACATCATTCACGAGGTCACGCACCTTGTGCAGTACGTGCTAAAGTATCACAATGTAAACATCGCAGACGAATTAGATGAGAATATGGCTTATGGTATATCCTTTTGGTCTGAGCTAATATTAGCCTCTGTGAGACCCGATACCCCATATCTAACAGATTGGGTTAGAGCGCAGGCTCAAATTGCTCAGAGCCCTTCAAATTAAATTTAAAGGCTGCTCCTACTCTCATTTGTCCCGTCACTAAATCATAACCAACAAAGTAGAAGTGCGGCTGATAAGCCGGGGTAAATACTCCGTCGACAGATAGACTCACTCCTTTTTTACCAAAGAGCACCGAACCTCCTACACCAATTGATGCCTGCTTCTTATGGACCATATAATTGGTCTTAGTAATCTGAGCCTGCGTCATTTTAAGTGATGCCAATCTTGATTGAATAGCGTTCTCAGATATGCGCTCCGTTAAAAATAATTTAGCTCCCGTAAACTCTATACTATCTTCGTAGGTCTTTGTAGCATAATAGTCTCCTACTACGTACGATGTATCCACCACCGTATTAATGATGGTATCATTTTTAATTATGGTCTTAGGTACTAATTTAGTAATGTATTTGGTCTGCGCAGGTAGCTCAACGTACTGCGTGTCAATTTTTACAGTGTCTAATGTTAGATTATTGGCACCATTGTGACAACCATTTCTAAGTAATGCAATAGCAAAAACTATTGCTAAAGCCCATCCAAGCGTGTTTTTCATATTTATGTCGTTATGTCGTTTTTTAATCTCCCTATATATATATATATATTTCCTCCTTTTATATATTTATTTTCTATTAGAAACTAACTTTAAAATTGACATTTTCGACATTCTATTAATAATCAATTAGTTAACTATCAATAATCGTCGTAAAATCTAACATCTTAATGTCGATATTCTAACATTGTAATTACTTTGTTATTACTTTGATAAAAAAAAGAGGAGCCTAACTAAAGACTCCCCTAAACCAAAACATATAACTATAACAAACAAATACTATTTCATCAATTCTTGTTTCTTCAATTGGACTATGTTCTTAGCCTTAGCAGCCTTAGCAGCTAATATAGACTTACCCTTATCTCCTTGAAAATATTTCTTTACACCAAAGGCACTATCGCCTCTGTCCTTACCGCCCATCATTACTTAATGAATTTTACGTACTCGGGACCCTCAGACATCTCAGACCTTCTGTTGCCCATAGCTACCGCTTCAGCCATCATCTCAATCTTACCTGCCTTCTTTAATTCTTTTCTTGCAATTGCAGCGGCAGTGATACCTGAGATACCTGTATTAGGTCTGTCGTTAATCAATCTACCGTTCTTTACCGTCAAACCACTTAGGTTTGCACTGTTTTTAAAATTATCCATATGATATATAATAAGGTTTAATAATACAAAGATATAAAAAAATATTAGATGATAATAGTGTCGGGGCTGTATAGCGGTTTGGCGAGCCGACCCCCGCGACGGAAACGGAATTTTTTTCGGCAGGGGGGGGTGCAATTCCTCCGCGCGCCTCCAAATTTTTGGCGTTTTTGTGTGGGTACCTTAGCACCTGAATGAATGCCCGCGCGCGATAAGATAAGCAACAAAGGCACCGCGCAATGTAGGTTAATCAATTCGCGACACGTCCGCGCACCGCACCGCACCGCACCGAAAAAATACAAATTGAATACAGGACGCAAAAACAAAAATAAAAAATAAAAAAAAGAAAATCGCTGAAAGCCTTTGCCCGCGTGTCTTTGAAGACACAAAGCAAATTAAAAAAGGCGCCTGAATAGAGGCGGTTCCGTCCCTCCCTCCGTAAACATTGTAAACCTGAAAAAAAACTTTGCACCTGAAACGCCTATAAACATTGACGTTTAAAAATAATTGTAAAAAAAAGTATAATATATTTGCATATTAAATAGTATTGCACTATAATTGCATACCCAATGCACACAGCAAAGGGACAAAAAAAACGTAACTAACTAAAAATCAAACAAATGACAAATTTATTAAACATTGAGGCTTCATTCCTCAACATTCCTGAGGTTAAACAAGGTTTAAACCTATTAGAAATTAAAAGATTAAACGCCACACTATCAAACGGGCAAAAAAAGAAATTCGCGACCACGTTAACCCTTAGCGCTGTAGTTTTAAAGGCGTTCGAGTGGTATAGCAGTGACGCGGGTAAACAGCTAATGAGCAATGAGGGTATTTCGTGGACGGCGGAGGATTTCGCAAATAAGGTATTCGGGTGGCAAAAATCGTATTTCTATAAAGTAGTTAAGGCGGGCAAATTAGCGCCTGAGGTAGTGGATAATTTTAACGCGAAATGTGACGAAATTGAGGCGGGCGGTGACGAGCCTAATAGAACCTTAGAGGGTTTATTAAAATTCGCAAAGGCGGTGGACGAAAATACCAATGTAGGTGGAGAGAGTGACGGAGAGAGTGACGGAGAGAGTGAGAGCGCGGAGGTGGAGGTGCGGGTGCCCACTATATTGACGTTCACATTTAAACCTGAGAACGACAAAAACGTAGCGGTGCGAATAGACGCGAACGGAGTAATAAAGACCACTAATAGCAACGACGAAATTTATAGCGCCTTGCAAGTATTAATGAACAAATTAGCTGAAAACCAAAATTAATCAGTGTCTTTAAAGACACATAAAACCCCCTAAAAAATATGAAAACAACACAAAAACAAATCGGCATTGAGTACACGTTAACGGGTGACAGCACCCGCGGTGAAATTACGGGCTACCATCGTAAACCTGAGGCGCTAAAATTAAATAAGACGCCTTATAGAGTGGATATATCAGGTTTAAAAACTGCGGGCGTACGTCAAGCTATAAAAATTGACGGCGCGGTTTACGAGTCTAAATTTACGATAGGTATGGAGGTGGAAAAAAATAATTTGCATCGAGGCGCGGTGCGCGAATATGAATTGTTTTGCGGGTTTGAGCGCGACGGGTCGTGTGGGTATGAGGCGGTGACACATATACTGCCTTTGATACCTGAAAGCAAATGGCGTACAAAAATTTACGATATGATGCACAAAGCGGAGAAAATCATCGATGACCGCTACAGCCCGTCAAGCAGTAATTGTGGTGGTCACATTACATTGGCGGTGGACGGAATGATGGGTGAGCAATTAAATTTTGAGGTGCGAAAATATTCGGGCATTGTGCTTGCAATGTTTAGAAATAGACTAAAAAACGTGTACTGCGGTGCCAATCGTCGAATGCAAGCAGGGTATATGAGCGAGTATAACAGCGCGCCCGCGGGACGTGGTACGTACGACCATAACGGGTGGCACTATAAATACCAAACAGCATTAGTTAAGGGTAATTTGCTCGAATTTAGATTGCCGAGCCGTTTCGAGTCGGTAAAGCAAATGATGCGTAGGTACGAATTAATGTATGAATTGGTAAACTTTGCGGTGAACGTGCAAGGGACGCAAAAAGCATTCTTTGCGAAAATACGCCCTATTATCCTATCAATGTATAACGGAGAAACGGAGAAAACCGACGAAATATTTAAATTGGCGGTGGACTTTCAAAAATTTATTAACACGGGGGTGATTAGTGATGCAATAGCGCAGTACCTTAGGTAAGCGCTACGGGGGCGCTCAGGCGCTCCCGCTGTAGTGGAATGAGTGTTCCACCTGATGAGTCTAAAAAGACGAAACGGCAAACCTTTAAACCAATAAACAAGATGGACTTAACAAAATTTACAAAGGAAAAAATTACTGACGAAAATTTAATAAACGCAATTACTTTTCAGGGTATTGACATTTGGGAAAGCGCCGACGGGAACCAATGGGTTACAGATTGGAACGGCAATTTAATATTGTGCAAAAACGAAGATTTGTGGTTAGGTGATGAGTGGGGAAGCACTGAAACGGAGATGTTTATTTTAAAACCTTTAAACCAATAAACTATGAAAAAACTAAAGATGGCTAAGTTGTGGGCAGTGGACTGCTTTTGCTTAGGTAAGTACGTGCAGATGTACACGTTCAAAAAGTGTTCAGATGCAGTAAAGATGGCGCTAACGATTGACGGGGCTAAGGTAGAGCGTAGAGAGTGTTTAACGGACAAGTATTAAAGCATATGGACAAGTTCAGAGTGTGCGGGATAACCTCAGAGGGATACCCGCAAGTAGAGGTGAGCGATTTATCGTACGATGAGGCGGTAAAGGAGATGAATAGGCGAAAGAGTTTCTTTCCTGATGTGGATTTCTATATTGATGTGGCTCCTGATGAGGCACCAATGCGCAGAATAAATACAAGGGAGGTGGCTGATGGTTGGGAGGATTTCTTTCCTGATTCACACTGAGTGTCTTTAAAGACACGGCTATGTATGGTATAAACAAGGGTTCGAGTCTCTTGCATAGCGCGAGCAATATTGCTTAATTAAACCAAATAACAAACAAGATGAACAAAAAAATGTATGTTGTAAAGTACAACGATGCCCACGGAAATGGGGACAATCAAAATTTAGAAGTTATAGTTGAAAATCGTAATCAATTTTTAAGTTGGTTGGATGAACATAACGAGAGTAGAGATGCCGAGCCTGAGACAGAAGATGAGTTCGAGCTTATACCTTTAAATGTATATTCCTCAGGGAGTATAACTATTCCTATTTATTATTACGAGGACGACGACAACGAAAAGGTTTACGACGTCGAGGAAATGACCAAAGAATTTGAGACGGCAATTTATCAATTAGAAAGAAAGTAAGATGAAAAAAAGAACAATTTTATTAGCCTTAGGTGGCGTGATTTATTCGGGTGTGATAGTCTACCTGATGAGTATTTTAAACAGCCTCAATCCATTTGAGTGGGTGGTGCTGATGTGTACAATGTTTTTATCCTTAGGCGCAGTAGCGTACGGGTGTAATAGATTAGATAACAATTTAAACAACAAGTAAGATGGAGATTTACATCGAGTACCTAAACAAAGACAACGGCTACAAGGTAGCACGTAAAGACTTTGGTTCGTTCGAGAGCGCTCGCAGTTGGGGACAGCAGAACATTGACAATTTTATTTTGGATATGATTAAAATTAAAGTATTATGAGAGATTTAGATTTATTAATCAGACAAGCAATAGCAAAATCTGATAAAGACCAATATGGTCAGTGTGTTACAAGACATACAACAATTTATGGTTTATTCAGGAATGAAGGTGATGAGTTTCGAGCAGAAATAGAGGCACATTTAAAAAGCGGGAATAGTAAATATGTATTACAATGCTACGGAGGAAGTCTCGGTGTGTTCTATGCAATTAATCCTTGTCCTAAAAAATAATTAATTAAACAATTTAAACAAATAAAAAAATGGGTAGATATTATAGAGGCGACATCGAGGGCAAGTTTTGGTTCGGGTTGCAAACAAGTGATTGCGCAAGTAGATTTGGTGGTCAGGCAAATGAACCACAATACATCGAGTATAAATTTGATGAGGACGATTTAGATGGTATTAAAAAAGAGATTGCAAAAATTCAGGAGTCACTGGGAGAAAACCTCAAGAGAATTAGTGACTATTTTAAAAACAATAACGGCTATACTATGGAGGAATTTCAGGCTATGGGTATAACTGATGAGATGCTATCTGACTACGCTGACTTAGAGTTGGGTATTCAAATTAGAGATTGCGTGATAGCAGAGGGTAGTTGTAATTTTGATGCAGATTTAAACTAAAACAATTTAAACAAATAAAAAAATGGAGCAAAAAGTAGACGTGTACCAAGAGCGACAAGAGTTGTTGCAAGAGGTGATTGATAGATTGATTTACCTACCGAAGTATCGTAGGAGTTCTTTCAAAGATAAGTTAGATATACTTATCAGAATGTACCCGATTGAGTTCAGGGAAGTTAACGGAGTGAGAGTGTTTGAAATAGTAAAGGAGACGTGTGATGAATAAGAAAATTGTATGGAGCGTGGTCGAGGTGCCGACGAATTACGCCAAAATATTCTACAAGAAAACAAACTTAGTAGTGGCGCAGTTCGATACCAAACAACAAGCTAACGAGTTTACGGAGGTCAACAATATTGACGCGTACCACGATGAGATGATTGAGTGCTTCGCTATCAAACCAAGCTATAAAGATTAAATTAAATTAAATTTGGATATGTGCAATATATGTGCTATCTTAGTGTTTTATTAACAAACCGAGTTCTCCGCCTTGTTAGGTGGTGCTCATAAACCAAACAAACTATGTGCGTAATTATCGTAAAGCAAAACAAAAACAAGATGCCAATTGATGTGGCTAAAACGTCATCAAAAATTAATCCTCACGGATTGGGAGTGATATGGTTGGATACCTACGAGGTATCGCACCATACCTCTAAAGAGTACAAGATTCTCGACACCGACAGACCATTCATTGCGCATTTCAGATACGCTACAATTGGTGCAGTAGGTTTAGATAACACACACCCATTTAAGTGTGGTAAAAACAAAGCAGAGTGGCTAATGATGAACGGGACGATTCGTGGGTTGGGTGACACCAAGAAGTGTGACTCAAAAGTTCTTGCCGAGCAGATTGGCTCCAAGCCACGTCACACGTGGAGGGAAGTATTGGAGCAGTACGATAGCAGATTCGTAACTATCAACACACGTAACCGCACGTTTCAGATGTACAACAAAGATATGTGGCACAAGAAAGACGGCATATGGTACAGCAAAGATAACGTGTTGCAGGATAATTTAGTGGCTGTGTACGGCACGCTCAAGAAAGGCGAGAGTAATTACTATTCATACCTTACCGACTCAAAGTTAGTCGGTAAGGGTGAGACCAAAGACAAGTACCCACTAATAATCAAGGGATTGCCTTACCTGATAGATGACATTGGAGTGGGACATAATGTAGAGGTGGACGTGTTCAAAGTTACTGATGCTACGCTTGCCCGATTAGATGCGTTGGAGGGACACCCACATTGGTACCAAAGAAAGTTGGTGCCTATCAAGACCGCTAAAGGTAACGAGTTGATGTGTTGGGTATACTTTAATATAGAAGAGAAAGTTAACGGGCAGAAGATGCACAAGACATTCAAGCGGGAGCCCGCACCATTAAAAAAGATTGAGAATAATTATTGGAGTTCTAAATTCCATAAGCCATACGAGTTGCAGTGGGACGAGAGGCAGAGTATAATGCAAGACGAGGAGCAACAAGAGTACAATATAGATGAAGAGACACCAATGTGTGTAGAATGTTATAACGATTTGAAGTTCGATGGGTTCGCAAACTATCATTGCGGGGGTTGTGGTAGTTGGTTCACGGAGACTGAAATCGTCAGGTTTAGACCATAAAAAGCGGGAGTGTCTTTAAGGACACTCTCCCGTATCGAGATGAGTTGTCTCGACTGATGATTCCTAAAGGATGAAACGGGATTTAAAAAACTAAAACAAAAACAAATGACAAAAGAATTTAAGTTTAATATCGACGTAAAGTACGTACGATATGAAAGAGAAGAGTTTTCAGTAAGTTGCAATACTGAGGAAGTAGCTATTCAGTTAGCGAAAGAGTACGTATCAGGTATGAAAAAAGAGTTCTCTGATGGGGAGTACGTTGAAGACATAACGATTAGCGACTCTAATGGAGACTACATTGAAGACGTAATGGCGGAAGGAGATATGATAGTATGAAAAAGCTAAAGCTATCGGAGCTAAAGGATTGGGTACAAGAAAATCAATTCCCAACAATCGACCTCGAAATTTTTGAGGTCAACAACAAATCTATATTGGTGTATTCTATTCAGATGAAAATCAACGAGGTGGACATTGAGATGCTCATTCATTGGAGCGAAATCGAGCAGTATTTTATCGAGGATTTTGGTGCAGTAAATATGAACCTATTCGGTGAGCAGACGCTATGCCTACCCGACATTGACTTTCCCGTTGACATTTACTTTCAAGATGGGAAGTTTGAAATTATCGAGAGTTTAATAACTAAAACAATAACAAACTAATGGCAAATTTTACAGCACAATACGTCGTATTCGAAGGAAGTAGAGTAGGCGAAGTAATGGAGGCGTTCAAGGACGCCTCTGAAAGAGAGCAGAAAGAGAACAAAGGGCAGTGGATAATTGATAGTGAGTTCACGAGTGCGTTGTTTAGTATCGAGGTGAGCGAGGAGAACGAGGGAGAAGTAAGATTCCTAACGAAGTACAATCCAGACTTGTTCCAGATGGGGTTAATCGCTCAGCAGTATGACGTGAGGTTCAAGTGTTTCTATGAGGACGAGATGCAAAACTATGTGGGCTATGCAGAGTTCAAGGGTGGGCAGTTGCACGATTTTTTTCTTGATGATTCGGAAATAAAATCACATATTACAAGCGTAGACAAGGCGCACACCTACAACGGAAAAGATTATGAGTCCTATGCAGAAGCATTGGAGAAAGTTCTATACGATAAGGTGCGTAATGAGAGCGAGGGAGAAATATATTTTGACATTTAAACCAAAACATATGAAAGTATCTATTAACATTGAGTTGACGAGGGAAGTCTTGGAAGACATCTTTGTAACCGCATTAGAGGGCGGAAGTAATTATTGGTATCTAATTCAGGAGCAAGCCATCAAAAAAATCAGGGAAGTTGTGCCCGATAGAACCATACCAATCAGTGAGGCTTTATTCTCAGCAGTGTACGACCACGACGTTGACATTGAGATACACGACCTTGAGGAGTCTGAAAAAGTTATTGGAACCATCAGTATGACTACGATGAATGAAAGAATACAGCAGTGTGCTACCGACGATAATAGTTGGGCAATCCTAAACGAAATAAACGAAAATGGAGATGCCACAAGTTCAGATGTAATATTCCAATACATTGTAATGGGCGAGGTAGTTTTTGGATAATAAAATATTGTTTAACAATTTAATAAAAATAAAATGAGCTTAATAGCAGAAGAAATCCTAAAGGAAAAATTAAAAGACAAACCCGATAAATTGTACATCCAAACATTGCAGAAGATGCAAGATGGAGAGATGAGTTTAGAGTTGTTTATTAACACGGGCAGAATAACACCAAGAGAGTTGTTTATACGCTACAATCCAAAGGCAAGACTCAGACCTGATTGTATGGACGTGGTAAGATACGTTGGTGGATTCTACATTCAAATCTTAAAGACGGGAGAGTTCTTGCTTGAGATTAACGACGCAGACCAATCAGACGAGATGAACAGCATCATCAAAGATAAGTCGCTCGATTTAGTAGAAGAAGAGTTGTGGCACAGAGTCGCAAGAAAATTTATTTCAAAATAATTGCACGAGTAATGCATATAATATGTATATTTGTGACCAATCAAATTTAATTACAATAAAATGAAAAAAGATATATTTAATGAGTGTGTGGAGAAGGTAGTTCAGACATTTCGTATAGAGAGAAAACACCTATTTAAAAAATCAAAAGTTCAGGAGTATGTAGATGCAAGACATTTGTTATACTATCTATGTTCAGTAAGACCAATGCCTTTGGCAACAATCAATAACTATATGAACCAAAATGGCTATGAGACAAGTTGGTCAACAATATATAGGGGCGTATCTTCATTTGAAAACAAGATGAAACAAGATGCAGACTACAAAAGATTAGTAAGAGACATTCAAAATTCAATCACAATTTAATCCAAAACAAAATGGCAACAAACACAACAGCAGTTTTGAGCACCAACGAAGTGTTCAAAAAATTATCAGCAATCAGTATCAAGGACAAGATTGAGCGCAAGGGCAACCTTGACTACTTATCTTGGGCTAACGCTTGGTCTTTATTAAAGACCCACTATCCAAACGCTCAGCGTAAGATTTACGAGCACGAGCACACGGGCTTAAATTATTTCACTGATGGAACCACAGCCTACGTTAAGGTTGGTATCATAGTAGATAACATCGAGCACATCGACTACTTACCCGTGATGAATTTTCGTAACGAGGCAATTCCAATTGGGAAGTTAACGTCGATGGACGTAAACAAAACAATTCAGCGCTCGACGGCTAAGGCTATCGCTATGCACGGATTGGGTTTAAGTTTATGGACAGGCGAGGACGTGCCTGAATTAACGACGGCTCCAGTGGCTCCGCCAGTAACAAGTGAGTTGGAAGAGTTGAAGAAAGATTCAGCAAGTTGGGCTAAAGTTTGTTCGTATATCGAAGCAAATAAATCACTTGGTATTGAGGCAATTGGAAAACAATTGAGTAGAAAATACAAAATGAGTCCCGCAGTTAAGAAAGAGATTGCTAATTTAGTAAATTCTTAATGATGGACATCATCGAACAATTGCGAGATGACAATAACTACTACGGAGTATTAGGCAAGCAGTACCTATCCAATTCGGATATAGGTACTCTGCTTAATAATCCTCAGAGTTATGGTAAGTCGAGACCTGATAGTAAAAATTTATTGGAGGGTAGGTATTTTCATCAGTTGCTAATAGAGCCTGAGAAAGCGCAAGTGATTCCCTTTGTAGACGTGACGACAAGGACGACGAAAGAGTACAAGAATTACTGCGAGGAGAATAACTTAGAAATGTGTATGCTTAAAAAAGAGAAGGAGGACATCGAGAGATTAGTGAGCGTGATGAAGCGTAACATTACATTCTATGATGAGATTTATAGAGATGGTAACTTGTTTGAGACTCCCGCAATCACGGAGATTGCAGGGTTGAAGTGGAAGGGTAAGGCGGATATTTTAACTAACGATTCTATTATTGACCTAAAGACTACGGCAGATATTCAGAAGTTTAAATATTCTGCGAGGTCTTATAATTACGATTCGCAGTGCTACATATACCAAACATTATTTGGAAAGCCATTGGTGTTCTATGTGGTCGATAAGGCAACGGCTCAGCTTGGTATCTTTAGACCGACTGAGGAGTTCGTACGAGGCGGAGAGGCTAAAGTAATTAGGGCTGTAGAGGTATACCAAAAGTATTATGGTGCAAACCCTACGGACGACATTGCAAATCATTACATCGAGGACACGCTATAGGCGTGTCTTCAAAGACACTTAGACCAATATGAAAAAGAAAGATACAGCAAGATTTATTATTGAAAAAATTGGTGGATTCCCTTTTAGCTTAGTTAGAAATAATAGGAGTAGACCATTAAAAGTTGCAGTATTGTTATTTAACTTTTTTTGGTTTGTAATAGTAATGACTATATTTATACCCTACTTTTTTTATGCTATGACAATGGAAATAGTAAATGGAATTATAGATGATAATGATAGTCATAAAAAATAATGCCCAATCATCAGCTTAACCTTAGAGGTTGGTGGTCGGTTAAAACAGACTAAGGTAAATTTTAAAAAAAGTAAAATGTCACAAGACGAAAAAATTTTTGCAGACGGATTCTCTTTCAAACGTCAAGAGAATGCACCCGATTTTGTTATCGGAAGAGTATCAATCAAGGTAGACGATGCAATTGCATTTATGCAGAAGCATCAAAAGGGTGGATGGGTTAACCTGAACGCCAAGTACGCAAGAAGCGGTAACGCTTACTTGGAGTTGGACACATTCGAGCCTAAAGGCAAAGGTGAAGTACCATCGGTAAAGTCAGCACCCGCTCCTGCTCCTGAAGAGGACGGGGAGGTGTTGCCATTCTAAAACCAATTAAAGGCGAGGGGAGGGGCATTCTCTCCCCTTTTTTTGGCTCTAATCGGTGACGAAAATGCTAAATTATTCTCCTCTATACTCTATATATATATATTCTATTATTATTATTATTTATTAATTATAAAGGAAAGTTAAAATTGACATTATCGACATTAGTATTAGTAATCAGCAAGTTATCTAATCAAAATCTATCATAAAATCGACATACAATGACACATAATATAACAATCTTCCAAAATATCAGGGACACGGACACTCCGTTCTATCGTGACGTGCATATAATCCTTGAAAGAATAAAGAATGGAGCAACAAAGGAGTTAGTAAAGAAGATTCGTTTAGAGAAAAGAAAACCTGAGCGAAATGAATTGAAGAAACAATTGCCCGCGATATGCTTTAGCGGAGAGTTCAATAAGAGAGCCGACAGCGCATTAATTGTTCATAGTGGACTCATATGCTTAGACTTTGACGGATACGTTAAACAGAAGGAGCTATTGCAGGATAAGGAGAACCTATCAAAGAACAAGTATGTGTTCTCGGTATTTATATCTCCATCAGGTAACGGACTTAAAGTTTTAGTAAAGATTCCCGCAGACGCAGAGAACCACGTAAACTATTTTAATTCCCTTGAGAAGTATTTAAATTCACCATACTTTGACAAGACAAGTAAAAACATTTCAAGAGTATGCTACGAGTCTTACGACCCGCTGTTGCACATCAACGAAAATTCGTCAATTTGGGACAGCATCGAGGAGGCAGAGTATACCGAAGTAAGTAAGTACAAAGACAAGCCAACCATACCAATCACGGACGAGAACAAGATAGTGGAAATACTTGTGAAGTGGTGGACATCAAAATACCCAATGGCTGAGGGACAAAGAAACCATAACGCATTCATACTTGCAATGGCGTTCAATGATTTTGGAGTAAACAAAAGTCTTGCATCGTACGTACTAAACCAATACGCAACACAAGACTTTACCATATCAGAGATTCAAAGGACAATAGATTCGGCATACGTGCACACTACAAACTTTGGTACGAAGTATTACGAGGACGAGGAGAAGGTAAATCAAATCAAAGCAAAACTTAGAAGAGGTGTTTCAAAAAAAGAGATTCGCTATCAGTTACAAGATTCCCATTTGGATAGCGAGATTATAGAGGCTGTACTGAATAAGGTTGAGGAGGAGAATGAGAAGCAAACTTTTTGGAACAAGAACGATAAGGGAGTCATCAAGATAATTCATATTCTATTCAAGCAGTTCTTGGAGGATTCAGGATTCTATAAATATTGCCCTGAAGGTGGTAAGAATTATGTATTTGTAAAAGTAACCAATAACCTGATAGACCATACATCAGAGAAAGAGATTAAAGATTTCGTGCTTGCGCACCTATTTGAGTTGGACGACATCAGCGTTTACAATTACTTTGCGGACAACACGAGGTTCTTTAAGGAAGAGTTTTTATCTATGCTTTCAACAATAGATATTTATTTTATTGAAGATACGAAAGACTCTGCGTACCTTTACTACAAGAATTGTGCGGTTAAGATTACAAAGAGAGAAATTATACCAATAGACTACTTGGACTTGGGCGGTTACGTTTGGAAAGACCACGTAATTGATAGGAATTTTAATATTTGTGATGTTACGGATAGATGCGATTACAAGAAGTTTGTATCAAACATTTGTGGTAACGATGAGGCAAGGACAAGTTCAACGGAGAGTACAATAGGATTCCTACTGCACGCTCACAAGAATTTATCATTCTGCCCCGCAGTAATTTTAAATGACGAGGTTATAAGTGATAACCCCGAAGGTGGTACAGGGAAGGGATTGTTTATGAATGCGCTTAGTTGTATGAAGAAGTTAGTCGTTATAGATGGGAAGTCGTTTACATTCGAGAGGTCGTTTGCCTATCAGTTGGTGTCAGCAGATACGCAGATACTATGTTTCGATGACGTGAAGAGATACTTTGACTTTGAAAGATTATTCTCAGTTGTAACTGAGGGGCTAACGCTTGAGAAGAAGAACAAGGATGCGATTAAGATTCCATTCAGTAAGTCTCCTAAGATAGCTATCACAACAAACTACGCTATCAAGGGTTCAGGTAATTCATTCGCAAGAAGGAAGTGGGAGATTGAATTGCATCAGCACTATAACAAGACCCACACTCCGCTTGATGAGTTTGGTAAGTTAATGTTTGGAGATTGGAATGATGACGATTGGTGCGAGTTTGATAATTATATGATTGGTTGCCTGCAAGGATTTTTAAATACGGGATTAGTTAAATCTAAATTTGTAAACTTAAAGATTCGTCAGCTGTCAGCAGAAACGTGTCACGACTTTATCGAGTGGTGTGGATTGATTGATGGTCAAGAGACATACAGACATCTTGAGTCAGAGAGAAGATTGTACAAGCAAGACTTGTATCAAGACTTTATCAATGAGTATCCTGACTACGGACCAAAGGCAAAGATGACAATCAGCAGAACAAGATTCTATAAGTGGTTAATTGCTTACGGAATATTTAAAGAAGGCATAATGCCCGAAGAGGGAAGAGACCAACAAGGGCGTTGGATAATAATTAAAAAGAAACAAGATTCAGTTAATCAAAATATTTTAAACAATGAGTAACGATTACGATTACATAAACCCTTCCCACTACAAGGTTGGTGGGAAGGAAGTCTACGAGATGATGATAGACATTTGGGGTAAAGAAAAATACATTTCTTATTGCGAGATGAATGCGTTCAAGTATCGTATGAGATTGGGGCATAAGCCCAACCAACCCGTCGATAGAGATTTAAGCAAGGCGAGATGGTACGAAGAGATGGCATCAAATTTGAAAAGTGAATTAGATAAGCAAGAGAAAATTAAAAATAATTTTGGACCAATAATAAATAGACTATGAGAACAGGAGTTGAATTATTAAGAGAGATAGTTGAAACTAAGGCTAACGAGTTAGACGCAGATTTCAACCAATACCAAGCGGGTGCTAAGAATGCATTAGTAGAGGTATTAGAAATTATTAATGAGTTATTTTTTATAGAAGTTAAACAAGAAACAGAAAAGTTATGAGCGTAATATTTATAATACTCGCAGCGTTTTGCAACGCGGTAATGGATGTGCTATCAACGAGATACTACATTTCAATTTTTAGTATTCCAAAGAACCGCCAGTTCTGGGATTGGAATATGTCGTGGAGAAATAAATGGCAGTGGGGCGAAAAAGCAAACGGAGAGAGATTTTTATTCTCAAGTACGATGCTATCGTTCCTTACGGACGGATGGCATTTGGCTAAGGCTATTATGTTAATGTTCATTTCATTTGCAATTATTTTTTACAAGCCGATGTTAGGCGTGTTGGATGTATTTATATTTTCAATTGCGTGGGGATTAACATTTGAGTTTTGTTATAACAAATTATTAATTAAAAAAATAAGATGACAGACGAACAATACATTCACGTTGCTATGTTAAATTCATTTAATGTAGTTACGGGTAAGATTTCAATAGAGGACTTATTGTATTCAGGTTTGAATATGGTGGTTCACTTGCCAAGTGAAGATATAGAGGAAGACAAGCTATTGATTATGATTTCATACTTTGAACAAGAGGAGATGTATGAGGAGTGTATTGAGTTGCGTAAAATATATGACGAAAAATTTTCGGAGATAACTATTCCAAAGCCCGTTGTAAAAAATATATGCGATTGTAAGAAACCAACAATAACAAAATATAGCAGAAGTGTAAGATGTGGAACGTGTAACAAACAAATAATCTAATGGACATACTCGAAAGAATACCATCATACTCAGATGAGATGATGTGGAAATATTGTGAGTCACTAAAAAATATTGTTCTCACAAAGAAACCAAATAAAGACGCATTAAAATACTATACACCAAAAGAAATAATTGATAGAGTTGTTTTGAGTTGTGATTACTATAAAAATAATATGACAGGTTCAGATAAGTTTAAACTACGAGATTACCAAGAGAACATTATTCAGTGGGGCTCAGAGATTCTATCTGCAAAAGGATTCGTGTATCTTACTATGGAGGTTAGAACGGGTAAGACGCTAACAAGTTTAGGTATAGCAAAGGCTATAGGTGCCGAGAATGTTTTATTTATCACAAAGAAGAAAGCAATTGACTCTATTGAACGTGATTACAATCTAATGAATGGTACGTTCAATTTAAAAGTAATTAATTACGAGAGCCTACACCTTGTAGCCAACGAATGTAAGTGGGATTTAATCGTATGCGACGAAGCGCATTCAATGGGGGCTTTCCCAAAGCCAAGCAATCGTGCTTCGTTGGTGAAGTCGGTGATTCAAAAATACAAAAGCAAAGTAATTTTATTGTCAGGCACACCAACACCTGAGTCATTCTCTCAGATGTATCATCAAGTGTATGGTATTCCTAATAACCCGTTCAGCGAGTTTGTAAACTTTTATAAGTTTTGCGCCAAGCACGTTAAGATAAAGCAGAAAAAAATTGGCAGTATGTTCATTAATGATTACAGCGAAGGCTTACCAAGCATTCTCGATGTGATGAGACCATACACCATAAACTACACGCAGGCTGACGCAGGATTTAAAGTTGTAACGACAGAGAATGTTTTACAAGTAGAGTTGAAGCAGTCTACGTATGAGCTGATTAAAAGACTTAAAAAAGATTTAGTGATAGAGGGTAAGGAGGAGTTGATATTAGCTGACACAGCAGTGAAGTTAATGAGCAAGCTACACCAATTATATTCAGGGACGGTAAAGTTTGAGAGTGGTAAATCTATGGTAATAGATAACACCAAGGCAGAGTTTATCAATTCACATTTCAAAGGCAAGAAGATTGGTATCTTCTATAAGTTTAAAGAGGAATTGAATGCGCTTAAGGATGCGTTTGGTGATGAGCTAACAACAGAGCTTAGTGTCTTTGAAGACACAGACAAAAGTATAGCACTACAAATTGTATCAGGCAGAGAAGGAATTTCTTTAAGGCAAGCATCGTGCCTTGTTTATTACAACATTGACTTTAGCGCAACAAGCTACTGGCAGAGTAAAGACCGAATGACCACCAAAGAACGTCTTGAGAATGACGTGTATTGGGTCTTCGCCAAGGATGGTATTGAATATGACATCTACAAAGCAGTAACAAAGAAAAAAGATTATACAGTTTCACATTTTAAAAAATTATTATTATGACAAGTTTGACAGATTACTTGTTCCATTACAATGAGCACACCGACTTATGGAACGCATTCACAAGAGAGGACAGCACTACTTACTTTAATGACATCAAAAAATGTAAGTCATTACTTGCAAGTGAGAACCTTAAAGTGTTAGTTGATTATATTGCTACCGAGAAACATATTTATGACAGAGCAACAGATACAAACAAGAAGAATAAAAGAGCTTGAGGAGCAGGGGTACTACGTTATTAAATTAATGAAGACCAATAAGAATGGTATACCTGACTTGATAGCAATACCACGTGACTCAGACGTACTCTTCAGCGAAGTAAAGAAGCCTGATGGGAAGTTGTCAAAGCTACAGGAGTACAGAATAAAAGAATTAGAATCATACGGGATAAAAGTAGAAGTGTTTAAAGGATAAATTAAATTAAATGGAAAAGATTTTAGATGTAAATGTAGATTTAGAGATAGTAACAAAAATTATTAGAGATAAATTTAATGTAGAAATTTTTGATAAGAAAAGAAATAAAGAAATTGTAGAGGGTAGATTGATTTGCGCTAAGTTGCTTCATTCAGCAGGCTATACCTATGCCTCTATTGGTAAAGCAATGAAGAGAGACCACAGCTCAATTATATATTATGTAAAGACTTTAGATAATTTAGTTATACAACCAAATGAGTTGAGGTATAAATACCACCAATGCAAGGATATATATTTTAAAGAGAGTAATGACTTATTAGATAAAATAAATAGAACACATTACGCAGACGAAGTCCTTTTGCTAAGAAAGCAGTTGCATAACTTATCAAACAACGTGCACAGATTGTCATCATTTTACGATAAGTACAAAAGACTTGAAGATATTGTATTGTTGGTAAACGAAAGAACTGAGTTTGGTAAAGAAGATGAAGTAAGAAAAAGAATAATGAGAATGTTCAATACTATAGAAAAATGAAATGAGTATAGAAAACTTTAAAGAGGAGAACGACAGAGCGTTTAGAATCTTCTTCAGTATAGACAGCTGTCATAAGACGTTGACCGTTGTCTACGAGAAATTAGTAGACAGAGAGTTTGATGCAGTAAAGAATGATATTAGAAGTATTATTACTGAACTGAAAGGAATTATTAAATCAGTTGATGATGACGACTTTTAAAACAGATGAGGATAAAATAAGAGAACTTAAATCCGTAACAACATTTGTAAATATTTTTGGTGGTTCATTCAAAAGACTTGATGCTAATGACGTGAACTTTAAGATATTCGATAAGGATAAAAACTTAATTGCGTATGTTGAGGTTATACCAAGATTACGCTCAATGAGAATGGCTTACCCATTAATTGTTCCAGTAAAGAAAATGATTAAGCTGATTGATAAGCGACTAAACCCAACACTTATATGGTGTTGTGAGGATGGTATTATTTATGGTAGGATTGAGCATCTTAACGGAACTATAAGTTTTGATGGGCGCACCCCAAGTGCAGGTACGCCCAATAATTCAGAGTTGATGGCTTACTTTGATAAGCAGAAGTCTTTAAAGTATATACGCTTTACCTAAGAACCAAATCTTTTAGTTTTACCCTTACCGCTTGCTCCAAACCTTTGAGTTTTCTTTGTTCCGCTTGCCCCAAATCTTTTTACGCTTCCGTCAGAGTTTCTACCTGTATAATTCATCTTCTCGTCCTTCATCTGTTGAACTTTCTTTCTAAGAAGACTCTCTACCTCTTTTTCTTCCTTGTGACTCTCATACCAATCAGACCCCTCACCAAAATTTTGTTCCCACAAATCTTTATTGTATCTTTTTAGGTCTGACTCGCTGTCGTACTCCTCACCCGTATCAGGGTCTACCAATAACTTTTTCTTTGCTTGCTTTTCTTGAGCGTTCTCTTGCTTAATTGCTTTTTTCTCTTCGCTATCAGCATCTACCTCATCAATCTTTTCTCGTGCCTGTTTAATGATGGCTTCATCATTAGATTCCTCGATGATACTTTTAAGTGCGTTAATTTTTTCTTGCTTATTAGACTCTCTCTCCTCTTTATTTTCTTTAGCCTGAGCTTTCTCAGCAGTCGACTTTGTATTCTTCTTAGCATACTTAACAGCATTCTTAACCACCGTGTTTACCTCCGAAGGAGCAAGACCCATATTTGATAACATTGCAAATGGCAATAAATATGTTATTTGTTCTTGTCTTTCACTTGAGATGGTGTGTTTCTTATTAAAGTCATCAGTGTACTCTCCTGTTGCCGCTAACTTAGTCATATCATAAAGCTCCGTAGCTCTTTGCGCTGATATACCAAACGTCCCCAAGTTAGAGGTCCAATCAGATTTTCTTACACCAAAAGTAGATACAGGTAAACCTGTTCCTTCTTCTAATAAAGTGGAAACTGTTTCTACTGCTGCTTGAATTGGTTTATCTACAATAGGAAGCGGAGATATAATATCCGTAATCGTACCAGTCCACTGACCCTTGATTATATCATTCATACGCTTATCTTTTTCTTCCTCGTCCTCATCTTCTCCCATTCCCATCTTAGTTAATGTACCTAATGTAATAGCGATACCTGCACTAATCATTTTAAATGTAGCTAACTCGACTCCAAAACCTGCAACAGATTTTGCTGCAATTTTTTTATCTTCTGCAGTTGCAGTCTTGTCGGATAATGTTGCAAGGTCCGCACCTAATCTTGCCGATTGATTCATTCTAAAACTTGCAAATGGCATTAACATTTTCACAAGAACTTGATTAGCCGATTCCTTACTTGCAAATAATTTACCTGATAAATCTACATCAGATATATTCTGCTGTCTGTCAACCATACGCTGAGCGTAGTTTGCCGCCTTCTCATTTAACTCGTGAGTATTATAATCAATCCCCTTTGTATCTACTCCTTGCTCCTTTAAAGACTTTTCGTAATAAGTCATCCAAGATGCTCTTGCTATAAATACATCAGGGTTAACTAAAAATAATTCTAAGTATTCTTGATTTACTTTTTCAATAGTTTTTATTGTCTTATCAAAATTACCTTTAGATGCAATATCAATTAATTTATTAAGAGATTCAATTTGGGCTTGAGATTCAACACCTCTATTTGCAATTCCGTAACCCGACTCGCTTATAAACTTTTGTTTAGCCGCATCAAATGCACCCATCACATCTAAACTACCCGCATTAATTAATGTGTTTGTACCAACGGATACCGTCTGCTTGATAGGTTGCGTAACACCACCTAAAGCCTGACCTACACCAAAAGCTGCAAGTCTATTTAATCTTCTAACAGCCTTAGAGAATTGGTCGTCTGTATAAGGGTTTTTATTTCTAATGTTCCTTATATATAATTGTATCCTATCTTTTAATATTTTAGCATCGTCAGCTGTAGGTACAATCTTTTCAAAATCTTCTGAGTTTTCAAATGCCTCTATTTGTCTGATAGGTGCTGCAGTTTTTATATCAACAAGAGCATCGTACATTGCATTTGAATTGTTCTTATCAAAAGATAGCTCAATATAAGATGTAGGCTTACCATTCTTTTTATTGGTAGGTAAAGTTTCAGGCTTAGTTGCCTTCATTAATACGCCTGTTTCTTTTTTATAGATTGTACCATTATTATTATGAAATGCAGATTCATCGTTTGCTAAATCAACTTCGCCTGTATCAGAACTTATCTTTGCAAATCTATCAGGGCTACTATAATTAATATCTTTTTCTAATATTTTATTATATATATTCTCAGATACGTCAGATAACTCTTGGTATATATTAGCCCACTCGTTCATCCAAAAATCAATAGCCTCTAAGTTAGTCTTGTCGGTTTTGTTTTTTATTTCTTGGATATTATTAGTATCTGCTAAAATCTTATCGTATGCCTTTTGATATAACTTACCCTTTTGTTTTTCTACGTCGTTACCTTTAGATAAAACTTCAATAGATTCTTCAAGTAAATTCTTTCTTCTGTTGAACTCACTTTTCATTTCCTGCTCAGTACCAATAACATTCCTCATCATAAATGAAGACATATTTCTTTCTACGTTATTATATTCGGTATTAAACGCCTCACCATTAGCTTTTTTGTTAAAGAACTGCTTTACGTAGTTATTAACAATAATATTTGATTTAGTTTGAGCATTAGATTTACCATTAATAAGATTGGTAACACCCATCATATCCTGTACCTCACCCGACCTATTAAACCCTTTGAACATTTTTTCAAATAGGATAGGGAGCGTTGTAGTTTGTTCTGCTAAGAATCTACCAAATCCTTTTGAAAAATACTTCATTAAAGGTTGAGCCTTAATACCTGATTTCGCTAATTTACGCGCGTTTAATCTACCAGTATAGTCAGAAACAACCGTCTGCATTTTTGCAGTAGATTGGTTTTGAATAAAGTTAGCAAGAGCATCTACAGCTTGAAGAGATTCTTTAGGAGTAAGAATACTTAGGTCCATATCCATAAATTGCTTTATTAAAGTTTTTTGGTTTTTAGTCAGCTCAACTTTTTCTCCTGTATAGAATGCATCGTAATTTGTCTTTAATATCTCATTTATTACTCCTGAGTAAGCCTTAAATGCTTTATCTAAAAGACTTCTTACAATTGACTCGTTATACTTTGTTACTTTAGCTTCGCCTTCGCCTTCTAATAAAATCCTTAATTGTTCAGGAGTCATATCTGATGCATCAATATCCATCAACTCCTGTATCTCTGCTCTTTGCTCTTCTAATATTTTTTTATCTTGAACTCTTAACGTATCACTAATATATCTTGTGGCATCTTGAATACTTACAACGTCAGAGAATTTAACTTTCTCTCCTCTTAAAGTAGAACCCTTTACAGAACTCTTAATTTGAGAAGCCATCTCATTATACGCATAAATATCCTCCACCATTGATGGGTCAATATTTATAAACTCTTCCGCTAACTTTCTAAAATCTGCATTCTTATCTTTATTCTTAGATAGTTTTTTAATATCTGCTTTAAGACCACTTGCTGTTTTTAACTGAGCACCGTACTCTGCATCTGCAAATACCTTACCCATATAGTCAACAAATCTTGATACAGATGTAGGGCTTAACATATTTACTTTAGCAAACTTGCTTATAATAAAACCTCCCTGTCTTGCTGTAATATTACCCGACTTCACAAGCGCTTTAATCTCTTGAGCCATTAATATAGCTGCTTTTTTTGTAGCTGCTACTGCTGTCTTTGCTCCCTCTTGTAGGTCTTTAAGTCGCTTAATATAAAGCTGCTTCTCGGTTAGCGTAAACTTCTTAACATCTTTTAGTGTACCAAATAACTTCGCTACGCTTGGCGCAGACTTTAGGTTGATACCAAATTTAGTCTTAATATCGCGGATAATTTTTTCGCGTTGTACGTCTGTGGCATTCTCGTAAACCTTAGACCCCATCACGTAACTAATTACGTTCTCAGTTATCTTTGCTTGGTCTACATTACGTTTCTTAGACTTCTCTATGATGCCCTCAACTTCACCCATCATCCTGTCAAATCCTTGAGATAACTTCTCAGATATTTTTACTCTTGCAGATGCAGGAGTCTCGGGAGACATAGCACTTTTAATTTTAGATGCAGGTACACCTTCACCTTCTAAGAATAATTTAATGGCTTCCTCAGAAAATCCTTGAGCTCTTGCTTCTTTAACAACCTTAGTAATTGGGTCTGTTAATTGAGCCCTTGATATAGGTGATTGTTTTTCTTTAATATTGCGAGCTTGTTCTTCTAATATAGGATTGTCACTAAAAAAATCGTGTCCAATATATTCTAATTTACCTAAATCTT